GACTCTCAACTCATAAGAGAAATAATGTTTGGAGATGTAGAGGGTGAAATAGGTGGCCTTGTTGGTGTATTCAGATCCAAGGGATACAAGGTTGGTAAAGAAGTTCACATATCTGATGTTATGACTAACGTAGCTAACTCACTTACACAGAAAGAACTTGAAGATATTAATATTGCTTTTGCTAAGCATACAGGTTTTAAATTTGGTGATCTCACAGGTGCACGTGTTAAGCTAGGAGATCTTATGGCTGACCGTTTTAGTGAGGCTGGTAAGACTTTGCAAGTAGCATCACAGGTTAGTAAGACTTTAAACTCTGGACTATTAGCAGCTGAGACTAAGATAAAACTACAGTCTAACACTATTAAAAAAGCTGAGGAATCTGAAAAGACATTAGCTGATGGTACAAAAGTTCCTAAGCCACCTGAGCCATTACGTTATGGTCAGTCTGTATGGAAACGATTACTTGTTTCATCCCCGGCTACCACAGCATTAAACGTTGCTGGTTTTAGCCAGTATTATGTAGGTCAAACTATTGCTGATCTGTTTAGTTCAACAGCTCTAATGACTAAGGGTGTAGCTCAAAGTACATATAATACTAAAGCTGCACAAGAATCTTTTAGACAGGCACGTGCACTTAGCTCACTACAGGTACAAAAGCTACGTAACTTAATGGACCCGTACACTACACGTGATGCATACATGAAATTTCTTGAAGATCCTGAGAACTTAGATGCACAGAAGGTACTGTTTGAAACTATGGCAGGTGGTGTAGATGCATCAGCTAAACGTTATGGCATGGACCCTAACAACCCAACCTTTCGTAATGTAGAAGCTTTTACTAGAGCTATGAATCAGATAACAGGTGTGCGTATACAAGATACGTTTACTAAGTCTCAAATGTTTATGACTGATATGGATAAGTACCTAAGGTTAAAGAGAGGTGTTACTCTTAAAGAAGCCTTACTATCTGATGATATAATTATTGATGATGAGGTTATATCAGGTGCACTAGATACTACTCTTAAGTCTGTGTTTGCTAAAGACTATACTACAAAAGAACAACCAGAAATTATTAGAACAGCAGCTAAGTTTGTAGAGACTGTATCCAATACACCTTTCTTGGGTACTATACTACCCTTTGGTCGTTTCTTTAACAACGTTGTTGCTACAGCTTATCAATGGGGTCCTTTCTCTGCACCTGAGACACTATTAAAACCTATGTATAAACGCATAGTTAAAAAAGAAGGTATGGGTGTTTCAGAAATGGATGCAGCAGCTCGTACAACCGTGGGTATAGCTGGTTTAATATTAGCCTCTCAGTATGATAAAGAACGTAGGGATGAAGGTTTAGGTGTATACGAAATTAATGTAGGTGGCGGTAAAATTATAGACGCTAAAAACACATATCCATTTTCTGCATTCCTTGCTGCTGGACGTATCTTCAATATGAAACTGAATGGTGAGACTGTACCACCAGAACTTATACAAGAGATGGGTACTCAAGTTGCTGTAGGACAGTTAGCAAAAGACGCTCAGTTTGGTAATGATCTAAACAACCTACTAGATGTATTGATAAACCAAGATGAAGGTGCACGTGGTGCACAGTTTAATGCCTTCCAAAAAACCTTTGGTAATCTCTTAGCAGGTACTACTAGACCTTTAGATGCTGTCAATAAGATTGTAGGTTTTGCTATGGGTACAGACGCAGCTAAAGACGTAAGACAAGCTGACGGTTTAGGTTTGTTTACGCAGACTTCTACAAAATACTTTGATAATATCCTTGAAGCATTCATAGGCAAGACAGATACTATTACTGGTGAAGATTTGAAAGTAGCAACAAGAGAGGGTGAGATATATGATGCTAACCCCTTTGCTAGAATCTTTGGTCTGACTATAAAGCAGGGTCGTACAGCTACTGAGAAAGCATACTCTATGTCTGAGATGCAAGCTTGGACTGCTAATGAGAGATCTAAACTACCTGCATATGATAGAGCATTCAACGGTATGTTAGCCCCTATCTTAGAGAGACAGACGCAGAGACTTTTAAGGACAGAGCAGTTTATGAAAGCTGACCTACCCGAAAGACGTGGTATGTTAAAGGCTGTACTACGTAGTGCTAAGAAGCAGATACGTGAGAGGTTAGATGATGGTTATACTACAGGTGATAATGTTAAGCTAAGAGCTGCGTATAAAGCAAAGTCAAAATTCTCTAAAGAGATAACTACAGAAGCTAAGAAAGTGATGAAAGAAAAGTTTGGTGTGAGTGGTGATATAGAAGATTATTCTTTCGCTGAGCTAGATTTATTTATAAGTTATAGTGAACATCTCAAAGATGCCTATGACGAAGCTGGTCAGTTATAAACAAAGAGAGAGGGGGCAATTAAGCCCCCTTATTTTATTCCATGTATGTCAGCTGATAATCTAGCCCACATCTTTGCTTCCATAAGTTTCTCCCTGGCCCTCTCCTTTTCCCTACAATCATGTAAGTTGTTTAAGATGTAGCTGTCTAGATTACGCACTTCTTTGTTAAGCCCAGTATTAAACTTGTACTCTTAGTCTTAACAAAGTTATTTGCCTCTAGCTCTATCTTCTTCATTCTTTATTTTCTACTTTCTTTAGGTAGTTTAATGCTTGTTGTACACCCTCACTATTGTCACCCAACATACCTATACCACGATTACAACTACTACATAGATGGCCTCGGTACTCACTTGTAGTATGACAGTGATCTAAGTGTAGCTTTTCTCCTTTGATATCTTTTGAATCTACACCACAGCAGTCACACTTACCATAAGCTTTGCGTCCGTGTATTTTCTTAAGACTCTTTTGTATACTGTCAGCCTTAATAGCACAAGCCTTACACTTATTATGAAGATGATTGTTAGCTGTTCCATCTTTTGAAAAGTAAGTACTAGCTATATAAAAATGCTCTTCTGTTTCTGGAAAAGTTTCTTTACAAGTAGTGCATTGTTTATCTCTAACATCAGCAGAGGGAGCTTCTCTTTCCGTATCCTCAAACAAGTTAAACTTTAGTTGCATCATGTATCCTCTGGTATAGCGTTACACATAGGTAATATAAAAACTTTTTCAGTAAGTTCTTCTGGTAGGTATGTATATACACTTGTCATTGCACGTGCTGCACCATCAATACAGCTATCATATGTATCATACAGGATAGGTGAGGCTTTTATTGTTGGCTCCTCACCCACCATGAATGCTATAAGTACAAGAACATACACTATTCTTGCTCTTCAGAATCAAATTTATCTTTGACGTAATCTACTCCTTGTGTTACCTTAGGTTCTACATAGTCATACGTAGAACTACCTACATCACTAGCTACTTCAATAGCTGCAATGCCTACAAAAAACATTACTAAAACTTCAACCATCTAATTGTTCCTTTAGTTCACTATAGCCACCGACATGGTGACCTTCATTGTCCCATATTTGGGGTACAGTATTCATACCTGCCTGTTGCATTAATGTCAACAACCACCGACTACTAACTGTATCAACAGAGTAAGGCATAAACGCTATGCCTTTCTCCTCTAGTAAGTGCTTTGCCTTATTACAGAACCCACACTTCGTTGTTCCTAGTACTACATACATAGCTTATACTAGATCTACAATTTCACAAGAGTCTCCAGAGCAAGCCATTGTTTGCATAGACACTGTGTTATCTTCACTCTCATAGTCTGATAGCTCTGACCAATCAATACGAGTAGGCATCTTTGAAAGTAATTCTTTATACTCTTTCTTATCTATCTCTTGGTAAGGAGCTTGCTGGTATGAGTGATCTGAGTGTGGCAAAAATGACACACCTGACATTTCATCAAAGTGTTTGTACACAAATGCACCTACATCCATCCACTCCTCATCACGTACTGTTATAGTAACTGAAGGCTTATGCTCACACCAATGTCGTTGATATGCAAGCCACAACTCTAATTGCTCCACAGCCGACATAACATTACGTGTCACTGACTTCTCAGGCGACTTAACTGGGAAGCTAAACACAACTGTAGAGTCAGGCTTCATAACACATGGTTCATTAGGTATACCTCTATCAATCATAAACTGAGTTAGAGGATCTTTATTGTCACCACGTACAGTACGAATATAGTATGGGCTATGTCTCGCATGGATTCCACTGGCGCTATCTACAAGCTGTGAAACCGTGCCACTTGGTTTTACGCAGCTGATAGCAGTACTAGCAGGTATACCTAGTAGATTAGCCCACTCTTCATTAGTAGCTACAGCAACAGAACGTAAGTGTTCTAATGTCTTCTTCAGACCTTTGTTCTTCTGTGTCATTAATGGGTTGTCCATGATACCTGTCATAGATACACCAAGCAATCTCTCTTCTGCTGTATTGTTCTGCCATACTTTACGTAGGTATGGGAACTTAATCATAGTAGACTGTATTGTACCTAAGATAGTAGCAAGTCTAACCTTACGCTCAAGATCTTCTAGTGTATCAGTAGCACGTACTACACACTCCGTTAGGTTACAGAACTGGTATGGGCGTAAAATTATCTCACTGCAAGGGTTGCAGCCGAACTCGTAGTTAGGATCACGTCTACCATTCTTAGCCGCTTGTACCTTAGATGCTTGTCTGTTAAATATACCACGCTCACCAGACTTAGACTCAACCAGAGACAACCATTCACGCATGAATGTTTCCATGTCTGGCTTCTCACTGTAAGCTACTGAGTTGTTAGCTAATGCTCTATGTCCTGCAGTTTCCCACCACTGTCCTGACTTAGCATGACGCATTCTATCATCAGATAAATTACTCAATGAAATCATAGCACTACGGCGTACACCACCAACAACAACTATCTGACCTATGAAACACATAAGGTCGTGACATTCCATAGAGCTAAGCTTACGCCCTTGTGCTCCCTTGAAGGTAGCTACAGCGAAGTTAAACAGTTCTACTAATGGCGCTGGTCCTGATGCTCTACCACCAAACGTTTTAAGTCTTGCACCTGCAGGTCTAACTTGAGATACATCCCACTTAGGTATTTCACCAGCCCATAAGAGTGCTAGAACTTGACGGAATCCTTTAGCCCAACCTTCTTTGCTATCCTTAACAACAACAGTAGACTCACTATCAAACAACTCAGGTATCTCTGGTAGCTTCTTTATGAACTGTCTCTCGACAGAGAAGCCTACACCAGTACCACAGAGAAGTATATACATAGCTTCATCAAAAGATTTAGGATCATCTACTGGTAGGTAACTACAATTATATCCTGCTGTATTGTCGCGATCTAAAGCGGGACCAGCTGTCATCATTGCCCTCATACTAGGCATTATTTCCTGACCCAGTATAGCTTGTTCAATATCTCTTACGTCTGTGTTGTCTACTATTCTATCTACCTCATCGCCCAGCGCCTTGCGAACTACGTTATCCATGTAACGCCCTACTGTTTCTCCCCAAGACTCACGCCCTTTGCCATCAAAGTACTTGGCGTAGCGTGACTTGTGTATGAATGCTTGATAGTCTGTTGGTAATTGGTTACTCATCTATTGTCTCCTGATCCTTTTATTACACCACGTGCAGCGCGGCTATTTAGTTTATACATATTCCTCTGTATTAAATCTTGTAGGTTGCTACCAAAGTAATTAGCTATAGCAATATTGTAGAACAATACATCACCACTCTCATTGAGTATAGCCTCTTCATCAAACGTACCATCTCTTAACATACGCTTTATCTTACCATGTAATTCTCCTACCTCCTCACACAACCCTAATAGGTTTTCCATTAGCCTATCCTCAGGTTTTGTTACAATCATACTCTCAACAAAGTCGGAATACTCTGTTGGTGTTGAGTCTATTAGATTGTTTATTGCTTCTATATCTTCTCTAGCAATCATTTTCTTTCCTTAACATTTAAATTTTCTATATTCATATCGTCCACATCATATATAACATCTGTTATTAGATCGTGGATATCTTTTTCGTGGCTATCATCATAGGCTGATAATATATTATTAGTATCTTCTACCTTAGCTACAAATGTAACATTAAACTTTTTCATGCGTTACCCTTAGTCTTAGTCCAGCGGTTAAGTAATATAACGTTATCTTTTACCTCATACCCCTCATCAGTTTCAATCAGTGCTTCAGCATATTGATCTGGAAACATTTCTTGTAGTAGGTTACCTCGTAGCTCTATGAAATCCTCCCATGCATCAGGATACGTATCTAAGAACGCTTGTGCTGAAGCCATAGTAAGAGCTTCCTCTAGTGCTGCCTTCATACCATCATGCGACTCAGCCTCACCAAATACTAAACCTGTTTTGATCTGACCTGTCCACTCACCCTCTCTAGTAACAGGATGTAATATAATAGCGATGTCGCCAGGCTTTACTTCATAGCCCATCATAACCTCCTCTTTACTTTCACACGTTGCTCTTTCATACGCTTACCTTTTTCTAGTAGCCAACCTTCTGGTATAACACGATGCGCCCACTTGAAGCCATTCTTCTCACACCAATCACAGTATCTACTCTTAGCTCCCTTATATAGCTTAGAGTTTGCGTTACTAAATACAAAACGTATATCTAGTTTAGGATGTTGCTTCTGTATTTCTACGTGCTTGCGCCGATCTCCAGAACTGAATAACCCTTTGGTCTCGATTATAATACCGTTGTCTAATTCGAAGTCTGGTGTATAGGTGCGATACTTTAAATCTTCCCACTCAATCTTTAGCTTTTCATATGATACAATCTTCTGCCGTGTCTCTAAGAATGTAGCGGCCTCTAGTTCAAGGCCACTACGGTAGTTTCTTCTATTGTGTTTACGAACCACGCCCATCTCCTATGTGTACATATTCTACCATAGGTGGTTCTTTCTTACCCTTGTATACACGTGAGGGTTGTTCGTTTAAGTCCCAACACTTATGTTTGAAGTCACACCAGCCACAGGTATTCTTATCCAGTACTAAGTTACCACTAGGCTTCTTGAAGTATGTCTCAGGTACTGCTTCGTAGCAACGCTTGAATGGTGCATCACTCTCAATGTAATCCACAGTAGATTGAATACTATCTATGACAGCTTCCTTGTCCACCTCAGATGCGTCTACATACTTGAACTCACCGTTCCCTTTGTTGACTACCCACCAGCCACCTACATCCTTTCCTGCGGCTTCTGCGTAGCCTACAAGCTGTGATACATAGCCGAAGCTATCTTTGTTGTTGAGTGTATCAAAGCTCTCAAACTTATTAGTGTATGACCAAGGGGATGCAGACTTAACATCGTCAATCTTTCCATCCATCTCCATGTCGTACTCACCCTTGATCTCTTGACCATTGGGTAGCTTGAGTGTGACAATCTCATTATCTTTAAAGTCTTGGTTTACTGCACGTAGTAACCCCTTGAACACAGCCTCAACTATATCACCAAGGATCATGTTCATTAAGAAGTGTGGTGGGAAAGGTCTACGATCTTCTGGATCATTCTTTTCAAACCACAACTGACAGGGTGCTTTACCAATGTTAGACATACGTAAGCGGAAGTCACCACGTGGAGGTGAGTTAAACTGTTTATTTAACGCCGCCTCAACATCAGCGGCAACCTGCTTGGTCACCGCCTCTGTCATGTTTGCTTCACCAGCCAAAGCCTTCTGCAGAAAACTGTAGATTGCTAATTCTGCTGGGTGATTCATGGGCTTACCTCAATGAAGTCATTGTTGATAATGTCTGTTACTACAGATTCATCATCCTCAGACATAGCTTTGTTAAACCTCTCATGATACAAGTCTAAGATCTTACCATTGCTGTACTCAATAAGCTCAATGAAATCTTTTAACATCTCATTGTCACCCTCACCAAGATCAACCCTGTCACCTGATGCCGCTTTAATCTTACCAAACGTAGCACCTGCTGGGATGCTATCTTCTACACCCATAAACTTAATAGTAGACATTATAGGTAGTAAGTTCTTGCGCTTCAGAACACCTAGAACACCATTGATACTCTTTAGTGAGTCACGGTTCTTAACGTCCATAACAAAGGGTACGTCTTTATACGCAGACTTATCGAGTGATTCACCCTTCTCATTGATAGGATCATCAAGTGTTACTGTACCATAGTAAACGTTGACACGCTTAACACTACGAATAATCTGCTTAGTAATATCATCTAAAGCAGCAAAGTCCTCTATCCAACCTGAGGGTCTGCCCAAGTTGAAGCCAC